AAATGTAGATCCACTTATCGTTACGCTACTGGTTCTAATAATGTCACCAGGTTGCATACCATGACCAGTAGAAAAAGTTATTGTCACAGTGGCAGATGACGAGCTTGTAGTAAAACAACTGGTTTCAGTAAAAGTAGTTTTGATAGGGTGGATGTCATAATATGTTCCACCAGAATATACGTATAAAATTTTGTTAGACCCTAGAGCAGCGTACTTAACACCATTACTATCTAAAAAATGATGTACAGCTCTTACAGCTCCAGTAAGTTTATCGGCCCCTAGTTGATCCCAGCCGCCAATTTTCTCAGGAACACCATATCTAAACCGTACATTATCTCCACCAACCCACTGACTTTCAGCTGCGGTCGGTGTGATTTGCTTATTAATACCAGGTTGAAAAAATAGTTTCTGTAACATTATACTACTATACTAGTTTTTAGGCAAAAATATAGTGATTTTTAAAAGGAGACAGTAGGGTATGTGGTGGATCTACTGCCCCCATCTAAGAATTATATCATCGTTTAAACCAAGATGGAAGACCTAAATGAGGGCGCTTATCAAACATATTATCTTTCGCTCCAGGTGTCTTGCAATTATTATAGTGAAGAAATACTTGTATACATTCTTTGCCTTTGAATTTATTTCTCCAATGTTCTAGCTCCATACCTTTATAAACCATCATATCTCCTGGTTTTAAATCTACTTTAATACCTTTAGCTTTACTTTCTGTAGTAATATTTTTACCATCGGGTATGCCCACATTTTCATTTGGGCTTAAATATATAGGCCAATCATCCCCACCTAAATTCATGGTCGTAGATATCTCACAACTAAATCGGTCTTTGTGTCTCTCAAGAACATCACCTTTTTTGTATATTCTAGCATATGTATAAGCAGGATATAATTTTAATCCTGTTGCTTTTTCCATAACAGGGTGGATTTTTAACATTAAAGTTTCCATAGCAATGTTAGCATAATGAGAATAAGTATGAGGAATCTGACCATCTGCCGCTCCATACTCTCCTAGAATAGTTTCAAAAGGAGAAAAATATCTTGCAGCTCTACAAGTATCTAAAACTTGTTTTTGCATAGAAAAATAATTAGCAATAAATGATGCTAGATCTTTAGATATTGCTTGACGAACAATTGCGTATTTATTTTTTTTAAAAGACACTAATCCAATCCTTTCTAATTAAACTTAAATCAAAAGCAATTGTTATTCGTTTAATATTACTTTTATTTGTATCTGTATAGTGAGGTATACAATTTGGAAACAAAGTTAATTTACCGGCAGTATTTAAACTTTTATGAACATCTGGTTTATTAATTTGATTAACAGGACATATATAATATGTAGAAGTATCTTTTGCTTGAATACAAAAATGACCTCCTAAATAACTATCGGGACTTACATCATGTAAATGTGGTTTAATTTTTTCTCCTTTTCTTAAAATATTATACCAGCCTTTAATAAAAAGAGTATCGGATATTGATAATCCACACTGTTTTAAAAAAGTCTCATGTAATTTTATTATATTTTTTTTAAGTTTGGTTATTTCTTTATTTTTAAAATTAAAAAGATTGTAACTACCATGCTTACTCGTAAGAGATTTTTTACCTAAACCAGTAAAACCATCATTACCACTTTTAAGCTTTAAAATATCTTTTTCTTTTTTTAATAAAAAAGAACTTAAAGATTTAATATTAATATTATTGGTAGCTTGTTCTGCAAAAACATACTGCCATTCGGGTGCAAAAGGATTATTTCTAGGTTTACTTTTAAACAATAAAAAATTACACATCTTTAGCCATTTCCTTTGGCACAGCTTGTATGTTCCAATGTATAAATCTAAAAGGCTCAAGTCCAAAATCTACTGAAAATTCATGTTCTAAATAACCTGGAAATATAATTAATGTTCCAGGTTGAGGTCTAAAGTGAATTAGTTCATTACCATTAAGAATTTCTTTTAGATTAGTTTTCATGTGTAGTTTTGTGGATCTAGCTCCTGTTCTAGGCTCATGAAATATTGGCATTGATGTTTTTTCATTTGCTTTCAAAAAGTAAAAACCTGATACGTGTTGGTTCCAATGTATATGCGCACTATGATGACCGCCACCTTTTTTAGCAAACTCTTGTACCCACATCTCACTAAACATAGTTGTGTATTGTGACATATCATAGCCTTGATGATCTAAATATTCCCAAGATTTTTGACCAATGTAATTTCTAAAATCTAAAAAATCATTGTCAGCTGTTAGTTGTTTTGAGTGATATGATCTTCCAAAGTCACCAAACTTTTTTCTATATGTTTTAGCTTCTGGAGTATTTTTAGCATCTTTAATATATTTATCAGATGCTTTAATCAAAGATTTTATAAAATCTGGTTTTTGCTCTGACCAAATAGTTGTGTTGAAGTAATTACTTATATCCATGTTATTTAAATGGTTTTCCTAAATGCCATACCACAAGACTGTATCTTGTGCCTGATGTTACTGGTTTAACTCTATGCCACACAAAACTAGGAAATATAATGATAGATCCTTTTGGTAATATCTCTTTACATTGTATTCTATGTTTTGATTCATCTCGCATATGTGGGTCATAGTTTCTAAAATCAAATTCTAATTCTCCGCCTGTATATTCCGAGCCATCTGTTAATTGACAAGTCATAGATAATTTTCTAATTTTACCGTGATCAGCTGCATTCTTATCTTTTCTATTATAAGGTTTAGGCCAACCATCACAATGCCAATCATAATATTGATTTAATTTATATTTTGTAAACTGACACGATTCAGACCAATCCCAATCAAAATTCCAACCAGCATTTTTATTAGCTGTACGAACATATGGGTGTAGTTCTTTATATATCCAAGGATCATTTAACCATACTAGATCAGAGTTTCTTTTTCTTTTTAAATCTAATACTTCTTGTTTATTTAATTTTTTATCTCCATAGCCACCTGTTCTAGCCATTTCTTCTTTTTGTGAATTTGCATAAGCTATTACATCATCACAAAATTTTGGTGTAAGTACACCACTAAAAGACCAATAATAATTAGATATATTCATAAGTTGTTGTTTGAACAAAGTTCAAACTATCCTTTTGATTATTGGTTATGTAATACATATTAGTTGATGGAAACATAATAAATTTATTATTTGTAAGTTCTATATCCCAACTTCTTCCTTTACGTCTGTTGTCTTCATAATGTATTCTGACCATACATTCTTTTACTTTTACACCATATAATAATGTAAAGTCCGGAGAGTTACGTAGATCTACTGGATCTACGTTTGATAAAGGAATTGTTGTTTCCGCAGGTTTATAGATATTTCCCCACATTTCTTTGTTAAGTAAAGAGATACCGTGTTTAAGATTAATAAACTCTTTTATATAAGTATTTAACTTATCATAAGTTCTTGAAAACTGTAATTTTTCATCAGTTAAATTAGATTGTAAAATATAATGAGCTAGTTCATTTGGATCTATCTCCCAATGTTTAGGCATTGAAACATCTCCAAAATAAATTGACTGTTCTGTTAATACTTTCTTCTGCATACCTATAAGGTATTTAATTTAATTTACTAAAAATGTCAATATGTTGAAAAGAATTGATCTTAATCAATTATGCTTTAAGATTTTCTATGTCCCAAGACTGCCCTGATTCGTTCCAATTATATACCCACACATGTGTGAACGCGTCATTCTGAGACTGTTGTTCTGCTGTCAATGCAGGCGCATCACCTATTGGAGACTGCCATCTTGCTTCTGACACATTTAAAACCCAACTTGCATGAGGTTTTGGACCGATGAAAATATCATTATCTTCATCCCAAATATAACCTATACCTGCATAGTTGCCTCTGAATGCTTTAGAGTTATCACCTGAAATATGTTTTCCACCAGCTGTATTGTAAGAGGTTTGAATCCATAAATTTGAAGGCCAGTTATTATGTTTTTCTAAATATGCTTGTCCAACAGATTCAGTTTCAACTCCATCGTTATTTAGAAGATCTTTATTGTCTACCGTAAGCACTGTTAATACTTCGTTTTCCTCTGAAATTTTTGCAAAATGTGCCATAATTTTATACTTTATTGATATTTATACATTATTATTATTGATATTTATACCTTATTATTACTATGCCTGAGCCACCACTGGCACCAGTTTCAGGACCAGATCCACCGGTACCACCACCTGCACCTCCACCAGTATTTGCTGTTCCATCGTTATTATTTGCTGCACCTCCTCCTCCATATCCACCGGGACCACCACCAGAAGGAGTATAAACACCACCACCTCCTCCACCGGCAAAATATTTTAATGAGCAACTTGGTCCTGAAGTACCAACAGCTGGATTAATTTGTGTTCCTGTTCCTACACCACCAGCACCTCCAGAAGGATTACTTCCATTTGATCCAGCTCCACCAGCACCTCCACCACCACCAGCTCCAATATTTGGATAACTTGGTCCTCCATCTGGTCCACCAGGATTTCCTTGAGATGGAGTTGTTGGTGGAGTATTTCCTGAACCATTACCAGCTCCCCCACTTCCACCAGGAGCACCACCACCTGAACCTCCAGGATTTCCTGCATCGCCTTCAAATATTCCACCGCCTCCACCACTCGTAGAAGTGATTGAACTAAAAATTGAATTTGATCCATTACCACCAGGAGGGGATCCTCCACCTCCCACTGTTATTGGATAACCTGTGGCTGTTACTGTAATTCTATTTCCTGGAGTAGGATAACCATCTAATGGGCTCGCTGTATATGGAGTTGAGGGACTTTTTAATTCTCTATAACCACCAGCACCTCCTCCACCAGATATGCATCCGCCACCACCTCCACCTGCTACTACTAGATATGAAACTAAATTGTTCGCTGCACAAACTGCCGCTGCACAAACTGTAAAAGTACCTGGGCCTGTAAATGTATGAATTTTATCATTACCAGATGTTGTAATCGTTCCACCAGTAGCTACCATAAAAGGATTTGCTCCTCCTCCAGCACCAAATCCTAAGACTTGATAACCAAAAGATTTTGTTCGTAGATGATTTTTTTTATTTAAATTTTTGCCTGAAGTAAGAAAATTATCTATATCCTTCATATCTAAACTCCTTATGCACTGTTAATACTTCGTTTTCCTCTGAAATTTTTGCAAAATGTACCATAATTTTATTTTACTTTATACCTTATTATTACTATGCCTGATCCACCTGTTCCACCAGAACACGGTGAACTACAAGAATATTGACCTGCTCCTCCACCTGTATTAACTGTACCTTTTCTATCAACCTGGGGGTCTGGCATAGAATTACCATTTCCAAAACCTGCACCTCCTCCACCATATCCACCTGGGGCATAGGCTGGATTAGGATTACCTGTTGAATAGATATTTCCACCACCTCCGCCTCCAAAATATTTTAAAGCTCCATCAGGACCTGGTGTACCTGCTGCTGGATTAATTGCTGTTCCTGCACCAACGCCACCTGGGCCACCTCTACAGTTAGCAGAAGCTCCGCCAGAACCGCCAGCACCTCCACCTCCTCCTGCTGCTAATTGAGGATAGTTGGGAGATCCATTACTACCACTATTTCCTTGTGATGGTGTTGTTGGGGGATCGTTACCAGAACCTGCACTTCCGTGACCTGCACCTGCTTCTCCTCCACCTGAACCTCCAGGTGAAGCGTTGGCCCCTGGACCTGGGTAAGGAAATATTCCACCTTTACCACCACCGGCAGAAGTTATAGTTGAAAAAACTGAATTTGCACCATTTGTATTACTTGGAGCACACATAGAAGCAGTTCCGCCAGCACCTACTGTTATTGGATAACCTGTTGCTGTTACTGTAATTCGATTTGGTGAGCTTGGGTAACCATCTAATGGGCTTGCTGTATATGATGGAGTTGAGGGACTTTTTAATTCTCTATAACCACCTGCTCCACTACCCCCTGCTATGTTTCCGCCTGAGGCGCCACCGCCAGCAACCACTAGATATGAAACTAAATTGTTCGCTGCACAAACTGCCGCTTTACAAACCGTAAAAGTTCCCGGGCCTGTAAATGTATGAATTTTATCACTACCACATGTTGTAATCGTTCCACCAGTAGCTGCAATAAAAGGACTTACTCCTCCTCCAGCACCAAATCCTAAGACCTGATAACCAAAAGATTTTGTTCGTTGATGATTTTTTTTATTTAAATTTTTGCCTGAAGTAAGAAAATTATCGATATCCTTCATATCTAAATTCCTTATGCGTCGTTAGCAGCGTCAGTAGTATAAAATAATTTAATCCCTAGTACTCGTGCATCGCCAGTAAAAGTATCACTACCATCGGCCGCATCTCTATATAATTGAAAAAAGCAATAATCATCATCAGCTGGGGATCCAGCAAGTGTCATTGCAGAACTAACTGCAGTCATTTGTACGTCTTCTACTGTTCCGATTCCAGCGTCTGTAACTTCTATAGCTGTTCCAAAAACCGCATCGGCCGTATCGCCTTCAGTAGTAGCTAAACCTTGAAGACCAAAAATAGCATTTCCTGTATTTGTATTACTTGGACTCCAAAAAACTTGATATGTTACTGTACCTAAATTCCATGATTTAGGCATTGCAATAGCAAACTGTGCATATTCAGCTGTACTTGCATCAAAATCTAATACTTTCAGATCAGGTCTTGTTGCTGTTGTTTCAACTTGTTGTGCATCAGCACCATTTGTTTCTGAACCATACATCGCCGATGATGGAATCCAAATTGTTTCCGTACCTGCAATTTTAACTGCCGCAGTTCCTGACTTAAGAACTCCTGATCCTTTGGGATTTAAATTTA